CGCTGCGGAGCTTGAGATTACCGATGCCACGCAGCAAGCCTTGCTTGAGAATATAATTGAAGAAGCAACGGCGATGGTAAACACCTATTGCCGCCGCACCTTCCATCTTGAAACCGGCATCATAGAAAAGCACCTCGGCAATAATCTGCATAATATCATGCTGAATAAAATGCCCATCGTTTCCATTGCGAGCATAACGTATGATGGCTCCACCATCAGCGCCAGCGATTACGAGATATGGGATGCAGGTGCGGCCATTGTTTTCAAGCCCGGTACGGTATGGGATCGCAGCAGCCAAGGCACGCGCTATATCTTCACCTATTCGGCTGGTTACACCCTGCCCGGAGTGAGCGGCGCGAATCTTCCCGGCGATATTCAGCGCGCCACTATGGAGATCTGCAAAGGCATTTTCTATGCCCGGAAACGTGATAGCGCGGTGCGCTCTGAGCGTGTTGAGGGGGTATATGCCGTGGAATACGCCACGAGCGGCGCGCAGGGCGGCAGCGTAGATAGCTTCCTTACCACCTCTGTAGAAAACCTGCTGATGCCTTACAGGAAGGCACGGCTTGTATGACAATAGCGGAAAGGGTTGATGCGCTGATTGGCGCGGCAGGGATGGCGGCAACATATACGCGCAACGTGGATGGCTCGTATGATACCACCAATCTCAAACCGGGCCGTACCGCCACGAGCTACACCGTAACGGCCTCTATCAAGGATTATAAGCCTAATGAAATTTCTGGCGGCATCGTCGCCGGAGATCGTAAATGCCATATCGCGGCGCAGCAGTTGAGTTTCACCCCGGCGCGCGGCGATAGCATCACGATACAGGGCAAGCTCTACCGCGTGGAGAATTGCAATACGCTGGGCGCGAAGGGCGAAACGACAACCTACGTTTTACAGGTGCGCGGGTAGTGGCAAACAACATCTCACAGTTTGAAGCGGATCTTGATAAGGCGTATCAGCGTAAGGTTGTGGGCCAAGCTACGGAGTTTTTCAAAGCCGTGGCGTTGGATGCGTGGCAAAAAATCACGGCAAACAGCCTCAAGGTGGGCATTGCTTATGGTAGCCCCGTGCTTACTGGCCGGTATTACAACAGCCACCGTATCTCCATTAATGGCGTTGATACGAGCTTTGAGCCTGCCGATCCTGCCCGGTTTGATGCGGAGGAGCCTGCGCGCGGCCTGCCCATTTCTATTGCCGCCGCTGCGCTGCGCCCCGTGAAGCTGGGCGATACCGTTTATATCAGCAACAGCGTGCCGTATGCCCGGAAGATTGAGGAGGGGCATAGCAAATTCAAAGCGCCGGAAGGGGTTTACGAGGTAAGCGCCGATGCCGTGCGCGCGAAGTTCAAAAACGCGAAAATCACCAGCTACACAAAGAGGCCGGGATGACAGCTTTTTTTGACATTACCAAGGCGATAATTGACCGGATGCAGGCGAATTGGGCCACCACGCCGATTATCTACGATGATGAGAATTACGAGCCGGATGGCACTACCGCTTTCGTGGCGTTTTTCGTGCATCACACCAACAGCGATCAGGCAAGCCTTTCCAACGATCCTATTATCCGTTTCGGCGGTACGATTGAGGCCAGCATTTACACCGCATCCGCTCAGGGTATCGGGCTGGGCCTGCAACATGCTGACAGCATAGCCGCTATTTTCCGTCGCCAACGGTTTAGCAACGTGCTATGTTATGCACCAAGGATTGCACCACAAGGGCAACGACAAAAAAAGTTTACGAATGGTGTTTATATTCATACGCCGCTTTTCTGCCGGTTTGAATATGACAAACATTTTGGATAGGGGGGATTATGAAAGTTCAAATGCTCGTGAAAAAAGGCAGCGCCATGCCGGGAGAGATCGTAGATCTTGATCCCGTGGATGCGGCGCGCTTCATTAAATCCGGCGCGGCCAAAGAGGTTGTGCAGGAAGTCGCCGCAGAGGCGGATGAGGAAGATGCAGAAACCATAAAATCAAGTAAAAAACCCAAAAAATAATAAAGCCGGGATAACCGGCGCGCGCTTTGTTTCCACTTAAAAGCAATAAAAAAACAACAAAGCATGGGGAAATATAATGTCTGACAGTTCGCGCGCGCAGGTACGCTACCTCGCTGAAAGCGCTTGGGGTACTACGCCTGCAAGCGCTCTGACCAATCTTAACGTAACCAGCGAAAGCCTCGGCCAAAACACCGATACCACCATTTCGCAAATCATCCGCAGTGATACCAACATTGCCGATATTATCCGCACTAACGTAAGTGCTGCGGGTGATGTAGGTATTGAGTTGATGTATGGCGGCTATGATGCCCTGCTTGAGGGCGCTTTCCGCTCCACTTGGGGTACTCCTGTTGCCATCTCAGGCACCACTTTCAGCGCGGCGGCTGCGGATAACAGCTTTAACGACTCCGGCACCGGCTTTGTATCCGGCAACGTGGTTGCGGGCATGTATCTGCGTGTTGCTGGCTTCACCGATCCCGCCAATAACGGCTACTTCAAAGTGGTAACTGTTGCTGCCGGTAAGATTGTTGTGAGCGGCGGTACGCTGGTGAATGAATCGGCAGGCGATAGCGTCACCATGAAAGGCGCGATGCTGAAAAACGGCACCACGGCCAAAAGCTTCACGCTGGAAAAAGAGTTTTCCGATATTACGGAGTTTGTTTCTTTCACTGGTATGCGCGTTTCCAGCTTTAGCCTCACCGCTGCACCCGGCGCAATTCTCGGCGGGAATTTCAGCTTTGTAGGTAAGAGCGCAGTGGCCGCAGGCGCAACGGTAGGCACGGGCGCTCATGGCGCTGCCGCCACTACCAGCGTTATGAACGCCGTGGATAATATCACCGCTATCCGCGAAGGTGGCAGCACCTCCACGCTGGATCTCACGGAGCTTTCTTTCACCATCAACACCAACCCGCGCGCGCAAAACGCAATCGGTACGCTTGGTGCTGTTGGTATCGGCACCGGCACCATCCAAGTGCAAGGATCATTCAACGCTTATTACGAGAGCCGCGCGATCTTCAACAAGCATCTCAACTTTACCGAAACGAGCCTGAGCTTTGTTACGGTGGATGCTGCGGGCAATGCTTACGTTTGGGATTTCCCCACTGTGAATATCACGGGCGGTAATCCTGTAGCGGGCGGCATTGATACCGATGTGATCGCACAGCTTACTTGGCAGGCCGCGTATAATTCCACGCACGGCCTAACTTGCAGCGTAACCCGTATCCCGGCTTAACCCGGGCTAACCCGCATATAACCCGCAATTATGGGGTAGGGTTGCGCCAGCGGGTCGCAACCCTCCTCACCAAAATGGATAAGAAAATGAAAAAGGATTTTTTCAAAGACTACTGCACGGATGAGGATCTTGAAAAAGAGGGCGTGTGGATGGATGTGCCGGGGTTCGGCGGCGCGAAAGTAAAAGTAGCGCGCTACGGCAACAAAGATTTCTTGGCACGCCTGCGCACCTTGCTCAAGCCGTATCAGAATACGATCCGCAAAGTGGAAACCGGCAAGCTGGATTACATGCCGGATCATGTTGCTGAAAAGCTCACAGATGCCACCCATCGCGCCTATGCAGAGTTCATTGTGCTGGATTGGGAAGGCATACACGAAAACGATCAACCCATGCCCTTCAAGGTGGATAACGTGATGCGGGTTTTCAAAAAATCCCCCAAGTTTTTCGCCGCGATTCATGAGCTTTCAGAGGATGAAAGCTATTTCCGCAAGGAGGTGCAAGAGGAGATGGGAAAAAACTCACAGATGCTCTCCTCTGGCAATTAGCTTGGGGTGGGCAGATTGAGGTGCTTGAACGGGCTGCCGAATCCGGCAAAACCGTACAGGCATTAGAGGATAGGCCAAGCCTGTTGCAGTGCGTGGTGCCGTATTGGGAGGCATTTTGGATGCTAAACAGTACGCGCAGCCCCGGATTTAGCGGGCCTGAGCCTATCAAGCTAAATGAGATCATGGCCTTTTTCCAGCTTGAGGGAATTACGGCACTGGATGAGCGGGAGGAATATGTAGAATTTTTGCTTGCGATGGATGCGGCCTACCTTGGGTACACATACAAAGCGACAAAAGAAAAACAAAAAATAGCGGCACAGCAGCAAAAGCAGCAACAAGCCGTAAAGGGTGTGGGGAAATAGGGAAATGTCTGATGCTACGATAAGGATCGGAATTGATAGCGGCGATGCAAAGAAGGGGGCGGATCAGGTAAATTCCTCCCTCAAATCTGTTAAAGATAATGCGCGCGCTACCACCACCGAAACCGATAAGCTGGGCAAGAGCTTTAAGGGCTTATCCGCAGAGGCATTGATTGCTGTGAAGGCGTTTACCGGCCTTTCTGCCGTGCTGGCCGTGCATAAGGTTATCCAGTATTCCGATGCCTACAAGCAGTTGCAGGGCCGCCTCAAAGTAGTGACCGATGGCACCAAGGCTTACCTCCAAGCAGAGAAAGAGGTTTACGATATTTCGCAGCGCACCCGGCAGGGCTTGCGCGGCGTGGGTGATCTTTATACCCGGCTGGGCATGGCAGCGCAGAATAACGCCACCCTGCAACGCAATCTCGGCAAAACGGTGGAGGCGGTAGCCACCAGCTTCGCCATCACCGGAGAGAGCGCGGCAGCGGCGCAGGGCGCAATCGTGCAATTTGCTCAGGGCTTGGCTACCAATTTCAGCGCGGCGGGGCAAGAGATCCGCAGTATCCAAGAGCAGGCACCGCGCCTTGCAAAGGCAATCGCTGATGGCCTCAACCAGTTAGATCCCTCGCTGAAAGCCACGGCGGGCAATCTGAATAAATTGGGTACGCAAGGAAAACTCACCGCCGATCTCGTGGTTGTCGCCCTCAAGAGCCAGTTGCCGATCCTGCAAAAGGAATTGGAAAAAATACCCAAAACGGTAGGGCAGGCGCTATCCCAGCTTGATAATGCGTTTCTGCGCTTTATCGGGCAATCCGATCTCGTAAATGCAGGCACGAGCAGCTTGGCCGCATCGCTCGGCGTGGTGGCTGATAATTTTGAGGATGTGGCGGAGGCTTCGGTTGCTGCTGCGGCTGTATTCGCCGCCCGGTATGCTGGGCCGATTATTCGGGAGCGTGCCGCGCTTCTCGCCAGTGAGGTGCAGTATCAGCGCGCCGTACTAACCGGCAATGCCGTGACGCTGGATAGCGTGGAAGCTGCGCGCCAACGTGCCGCCGCTGATGCCTTCGCTACCCGGGAAACCTTAGCGGCCACGCAGGCCACCGTAAGGGCATCAGAAACACGCATTGCAACACTGCAAGCAGAGCAGGCGCAAATCACGCGCCACATCGCCCTGCTGCGCACCGAAGCCGAAGCGCTGGCCCTTTCCGGCCTGCCGAAAAATAACCGCGCCTTGCAGGATCGCCTTGAGATTCACCGTGACCTTAACGCATCGCAGGCCCGCCTCCTCACCACCACGCGGAGCCTCACCGCTGCGGAGGCTGCGCTTGCTGTTGAGCAAAACGCCGTTGCCGTCGCTTCCGGGCGCGCCGCAGTGGGGCAGGAAGCCCTCGCCATTGCCACGGCAAACACCACCTTAGCGGCTCGTACCGCAGCCGTTGCCAGCCGTGCGCTTTCAGGCGCACTTGCGTTGGTGGGCGGCCCGTGGGGTGCTGCAATTCTGGCGCTCGGCGCTGCATTCTATTATCTGCGCGATGCAGAGGAAGCGGCAAAGGAAGCGGCAGAGCGTAAAACCGAAGTGATGCACGATCTCAATAACATTGAGGCCATCCTTGAGGGGCGCGGCAAAACGCTGGCGGAGCAATCGCAGCAGCGCGCCTCCGCCCTGATTGATGAAGCGCAGGCGCTTTATAAGGTGGCAGAGGCAGAGCTTGCCGTACTCCGCGCGCGGCAGGCGGGGCCGGAAGGTGCATACGCCTTGGCAAAAATAGGCGACACCTCGCAGCGCGATGCGTTGGCGCAGCAGGCCGAATTAAAGCGGCAGGAGGCCGAAAAACTCCTTGCCGATGTGAAGCGTGGCCGCGAGCAGCTTGATGCCTTTATCCTAAAGGGCGGCGCAAACGTGGGGCTTGGTGATGATGGGGCGATTGATAGGGGTACAAACGCAGTAAAAGAGCGCTCCTCTGCCCTTGAAAAGTTCAATGAGAAAATGCGCGAATCTCTGGCACTGGCCCGGGCGGATATTGATGCCTCTCAGGTGGGCGCGCGCGAGCAGGCGATTGCCAAAGCCCTTACAGAGGGCGAAACGGCGGCGCGTGAGGATTACAACAAAAAGATGCGCGGCACTGCGGAGCTTCTTGAAAATGAGCGTATCCTGATTTCGCAGCGCGCCAGCGCCACCTATGATCTTGTCACGCAGCTTGAGAAGGAAAACGAGCAGCGCGATTTAATCAAGCAGGCTATTGAGGATACCCGCACGCCTGCCGAAAAACTGACAAAGCAGCTTAATGATCTTGAGGCGGCGCGCCCGTTTGCGAAAACGCCGGAGGATATTGATGCCCTCAACCGCAAAATGGAGCAACTGCGTGAGGGTGTAAACCCGCTCTCTGAGCTATTCCGCCGCACTGCGGAGGGCATCACCGATGCTTTCACCGATGCTTTCAAATCCATTCTTGACGGCAAGGGCGGCTTCAAAGGCGTGCTGAAATCCATGCTGAACCTGCTGAAAGAAACGATTGCGCGCATGGCAACCATCGCAATCGCCCGCCCCGTCATCGTGCCGATTATCACGGCGGTAGGCGGCGCGCTCGGCATTGGGCAATCCTCCATTGATGCCGTAACGGGGCAACTCGGCGGCTCTGGTGGCCTGAGTGGAGCCAGCAACGGCGCGAGCCTGTTGAGCAACATTCCCTCTATGGCAGATTTCCTTTCCGGCAATATCGGCGGTTTCAACGGCCTCAATCAACTCGGCGCTGAATATCTCGGCACCGGCTTGGTGGGGCAGGGCAGCGTAACGGGTGTGAGCCTATCCGGTGTGGGCCTTAATGCCGGTATCGGTGGCCTCGCCGCGAATCTGCTGGGCATGGGTACTGGTAACGGCCTCCTTGATTCCGGGCTTGGCCTTGCGGGCAGCTATGGCGGCAGCGCGCTTGCCTCGGCGCTGGGCGCAGGCTCCTTTGCTGGCCCTGCCGGTATCATCGGCGCTTTCGCGCTTACCGCTCTCGCGGGCGGCCTGATGAAGAAAAAACCATCCTCCAAGCTGCAAGCTGGGCAGGTGGATCTCACTTCCGGCAATTTCTTGGG